GCACCGGTTGCACCCTGTGGTCCAATTTCACCTTGTGATCCGGTTGCACCGGTTGCACCTTGTGATCCGGTCGCACCCTGTGATCCGGTTGCCCCGGTTGCACCGGTTGCACCTTGTGATCCGGTTGCACCGGTTGCACCTTGTGATCCGGTTGCCCCAGTTGCACCGGTTGCCCCTTGCGATCCTTGCGCACCTGTGGCTCCAGTTGCTCCCGTTGCACCACCACCTGCGCCGCTTCCAACCTCAACCCATCCGATTGAGGTCAGACCATAATACTTGTCGTCAGTAAGATTGAATACAACCGTTCCATATTGCGCGTCGTTCGTCGCAGCAAGAAATCGTTCATACTCTGATCCATTGTAAACAACAATATCGTTATCGGCAGCACTGACTCCCCCAAATCCTGCATTGAGGTTAGATGTGTCTTGAAGAATGTATTTGTAACCGGTTGTCGTTCCGGGGGAAAGTGTGTCGTCAGTTTGAATACCATTGATCTTGAAATCAATATCTGCACTATCCACCATAAAGAAAAAACCGGGCTGACCCAAGTTAGCCAAGCGGTTTTGTTGTTTGATGATGTCAATAAGGGTAATAGGCATTAACTAACCACCACTGTCGTACTTCCAAGATTCGTGTTATCCGAACGATAGATGTAGTAATTTTCTACAAAACTGTTCGCATTGGTATGACTATATGTTCCAAGCAGACTGAATCCACCCGCAAACCCACCAACCGTAAATGTTGCCAGTCCATAAGATGTTGGATAAGCATAGTAGATATACTCTCCGGAACCGGCTGTAACCGAAAAACTTCGGGATCTGCTGGTAGAAAGTGCTGATGATCCAAGACCGATCAGACCCGTTCCATCCAAAGCACCGTTTGAGGAAACCCCCCAGTAGTTGTTCTGGCGAAAAACGATAGTATCGGTTGCCTCATCATATTCACCTTCCGTGGAGGTTGCCCCGATGGTGAATGTTACAGACTGGTTTTTGGCTCCGGGGTATGCTACGGTTTTACCGGATGCCGAACCGCTGGTGTATGGGTCAATAAGAGAAAACGGAAATCCAGTGTTCGTGCCGCTTGCGCTAATCGAAGCGGCACTGGGATCGGCAGCATTTGTCGGATACGATGCGTTGAATGTCCGACCCGTGAGACTATAGTTTCCAACACCGATCAGTTCGGCACTTGCTCCGCTGATCGTGAAACTCTCAACACTGAATACAAACTCTGAATCCAAGAAAATGTCTTGAGCGCGGCAGAAGTCAAACCGAACCATACCGTCATCTTCGAGAAATAACATCTTCCGACCCTTGCCGGTGACATTATTGATATCATCAAAGTTGATGCTATGGGTGATTCCAGTATTTTCTTCAAACTTGGCGGTAAGAATATACCCATCTGTCGCACCCCCGGAACCACCTGAAATTCCTAGATCGTTCACACCAATGTTGACGAAGTTTGAACCATCCCACTGAATCAAATCGCCGACAGTCAGACCAGAAACCGAGATTCCTTGAAATGCCGTAATATTCGTAATCGCGGCTTCGGATGAGAAGCGAGATCCAAAGTCATCGTCGGGTTGACCGCTTGTGATGAACCATGCCTGACACTGGACATTGAGGGCATTGATCGTTTCATCGGGAGCATTGAATAACGGACCACCGACGACATTTTCGAATAGGAAATTTGCTGCGGGGTCTCTCTTGGAGTTTACAATACTTTGACCGAGAGAGAACTGAATGACAAAGTTGTACGCTCTAAAGTATCCCCGGTCATCCTCTGTTTTAAGATCTAAGACTCTTTGGTATGCCGAGTCAATAATTGGTTGGAATTCATCATAGACCGCCTGTGGGTCGGTTGCTTCTTCCGCACGCTCTTTCAGGTTTGTGACAACCGGTGTGAGTTCTTCGATCAGTGATTGAGCCGTTCCTAGAATCGAACGGAAAACGGCGTTGAGAATGTTTTCTTTTGGTTCCTCAATACCACATGGACCATCGGCAGTCTTTCGAATGCTTTCGCGAAGATTGTTATATGATTGTGCAATCGACAATCTTCCAAGGAATCCCGGTGGAAACCCGTTATAGTTGTAGTTTACACCTGAGATGATATTGCTGTGGGTTCGGTATCCCTCTAATGCCGAACGAAGAAAGTTCAATGCCCGTCGCATTTCTTCTCTGTCGGCTTCGGAGATAGGGTCTAATTCAACACCCGAAGTTTGCCACAAATCCCTCTGGCGGATCGTTTCTTCAATGAGAGAAGATAGTGCCGGCTCGGTTGGATTCTTGAGCGAGTTGCCCTGTAGTGTAAGGACAATTCGATTCTTTTCAGCATCGGTTAGAGGGATAACCGGGGGTGGGACCAAATTATTTGGAATGTTGATAATATCAGCCATTCTTACCCCGCTGAGACATTAGAACTACCTGTGGCATAGTGACCGCAACTTGCGATGTCACCGATTCGACATATAGGTAGACCGGATGCAAACACCGATCCCGATCCGCTTACCATTCTGGCTGCGGAATGTTCGTTTCTTCCGTGACCCTGAACACCACACGCGAGAACTGCCGCTGGCGTTCCATTGACAATTACACTTGAATTCCCACCGGGAAGTATGATACCCCCTGCGGTGTCTTGTCCTGTTCTGGCTACACCCGGCATTAGTTCAACCTAATTGCTGCGCCACGCATGTTGATCGAACCACTCGCGGCTATGTTATAATTTCCACCGACGACTTCATTGCGGTCGCCGTTGATTGTACTGTTTACATTACCCTGAATATTCTGTTCAACATCGCCAGTGATATCAGCGTAAACATCTCCGTTCACACTAAGATTTAGATTCCCATTAGCAACTTCGATTACGAGTTGATTATTTTCAACTTTCACAATCATCGTATCATTGATGAGAACTTCACCCGTGTTTTCAACAGTCAGCGACATCTTTCCAGTCACAACCTCTTGTTTGACACCTTCGGTGAAATTTTGATGGTCACCCTTTGTCTTTTCAACCTTGGACCCGTCTGGGTGATACTCGACAAAACTTCCGGATGGATGCTCCAGATTGATTCTTTCGGCATCGGGAGTGTCGTCTAATTCTAAAATGATTCCACTTCGCGTTTCGATAACCTGATTGTTTGGGTAAACGGTCGCGTAAGGGGTTTCCCTTTCGCTCCAAATCTCCCCGCTGGCGGTGGGTATATCAACTCGCCGACTCTCTCTTTTCCGAGCCAAAGATGGGGCATTTTCCGTAGTTTCATCATTCCGAGCAAGAGTGTTTGTATCCGGTTGACCCGTGTAGCGGGGGAATTCCCCTGTGGGGTCTGAGAAGCCGTCTGAGGGGCTAGGAGCCGTCTGAGGGACACCTGAGACCGTTCCAAGGATCATGGGATACTGGGCGTATTCCCCATCTTGGAAGAACCCCATAACATGGCTTCCGGGAACGAGACCATGAGGGGTCTGTCCAACCCCGCTGATAGATGCCCCCGTCGCCGGTAGAATTACTTGCGCCCAAGGTAGGCTTTCGGTAGGGATTAGGGACTTGTCAGGGTTATGAAACCCAAAGCATCGGACTCGGACCCGACCAGCGAAAAGAGGATCCGATACATCTTCGACCACACCGAAGAACCAGACCATGCCACTTTCACCCATGAACTGATTGGAGATATGGGCGGTGTTCAATTATCGTTCCTCGAAAACGGTTTCAAGTTCATCGACAACTTTCTTGGCATACTCTGGACGGAGAACTTTAATAAGCCTCTTTCGATCATTCTCTCGTTCCTCAAAATCAAAGTTTGTGATAGCGGTCTGAGACCCAAGTTCTGTTTGTGTGACATAACTGGTCATTAAAGTAGTATCCGGGAACAGTGGGCTAATCTCAATACCATTCACATCTTCAAAATGATGAACAGCGTATTGTCTCTCTGTTTGTCTTTTTGGTGTTCCGATTGCACCCGTCGTCAGTCCCGTGATTACAGATCCAAGTTCAAGAAAAGGTGAGTCCACGGTCAGTTCTCGGAATGTTGCATCCCATCGAATAACAGTCCGGGTTTGTGATCCGTTGGAAACATTTTCGCCAACCTCAAAGTTTCCATTGAATTCATTCGGATCCATGAACACGGACCACCCCGGATAGGTTTCGGCAACCCGTTCTTCCAGTTGATTCTGTGAAACCGGGATATCCCAATACGGATCAATGACACGATTTGCAAGGAAAAGCACCCATGCATAAGATGCATCCTTGTATACACGGGTTGCAATATCCTCAAACCTCTCACCATCTCTGACCTGATAAGAAATAAATAGGTCGGCATTGTTTAGGACTGTCTCGCGAATGACAAATCGAGACATGATATCTGTAACTACAGCAACATCGTTGTCTTTGTAGTTATACGCAATCTGTGGAAAACGATCAAAGTATGCCATGCGATCCTCTAAATAGTAATGGTCCAATCCTATGTAGGCAGTCCGGAGAAACGATGCCAAGATACCGTTCGTACAAAGGGAAATACACACCGCAGAATCCAGAAAAGTATGTCGGTGACCCCAAAAACATAATCTATCGCTCTTTGTTGGAACGCCGTTTCATGGTTTTCTGTGACACGAATCCGAGTGTGATGCGTTACGCTTCGGAAGAATTTTTCATCCCATACCTATCTCCTGTGGATAATCGAATTCACCGGTATTTCCCGGACTTCTATATTGAAGTCCAAAAAGCGGATGGGAGTATTGATAAGATTGTCATCGAAGTCAAACCGTCTAAAGAGACTAAACCACCGAAACTCAACAAGCGTAAGACTCAGAGATATTTGAACGAATCCAAAACCTTTGCGGTAAACACAGCGAAGTGGGATGCCGCTCGACAGTTCTGCGAAAAGAAGGGGTTTAAGTTTCAAATTTTGACCGAGAAAGAACTTAGACCCGGAAAGTAACCCTACATACTACTATGTCACAAATAGTCAGCCAAAGCACTGCACAGAATTTTTTCAAGACGGTCCGAGAAACCCGTTCGGCGGATGGTGTGCGTGAACGCACTGCCGCTTCTAAATCTTGGCTTCTCAAGAATGCAGAAGCGTTGTATAATGACCGGGGTATGAATCGGAACGATTTGCTCTCTCCATATGGTGGTGCAAAGAATCGCGACAAAATCATCGGTCGTCTGTATATGTTTGTATATGAGCCGAAACATAGACAGACCCTTCCCTACTATGACCGCTTTCCTGTTGTGTTCATTCTCGGTCCGTATGACGACGGGTTTCTAGGACTGAATATGCACTATCTACCGCCAAGAATCCGACTTTCGCTGTTCAACTCTTTGATGAAACTTGCAAGCAACGCCAATCTAACAGATAGAACAAGACTCAAACTTTCATACGAACTTATCGCTGGTATCTCTACATACCGGTATGCCATGCCATGTATCAAACGATACCTGACCAGTCATATTCGTTCCCGAGTGGCAGAGATTCCTGCCGATGAATGGGATATCGCCCTGTTCCTACCAACTGAGAATTTCGCGAAGACGAGCATGGAAAAAGTCTGGTCTGATTCTCGCAAGAAGATCAATAGCCGATGAGTTATCGCCAAGCATCAGCAATCATAAGCACTACCGGTATCGCAAGACCTACGCGATACCTTGTTTCGTTTTCCGGTCCCGGTGAATTGATCCCACCTTCTGCAACAGCAAGACTGACCGTTGCATGTGAAAATGTTTCCTTTCCCGGTCGAACATTCCAGACGAATGAAAGTCGAATTTACGGTCCGGCATACCGCACACCATATGTTCCAACCTATCCCCTCGAAATCACCATGACATTTCGAGTCGGTGCAGACTTCTACGAGAAGCGGGTCTTTGAACAGTGGATGGATAAGATCAACAATCCAGACACTTTCGATATGGCTTACCCCGACGAGTATCAGTTCAATGTTTTTGTTGCGGCAATCCAAGATCATCCGGGTGCTTTGGGTCGAATTGCTCAGGACATCGCAACAAACTTTGGATTCGGTGGACGATCCCCCGAAACACCGATTACCGAAATCGGAAACGAAAACATCGTCTATCAAGCCGAACTGTTCCGCTGTTTCCCAACTGCGATCAATGATATTGAATTATCTCATGGTGCGGTTGACCAATATATGCAGGTTCAGGTTACTTTCTCGTACCAGAAATACAGAAACCTGCCTGTTCTTCAAGATTCAGACATCTCCGCGACGGCTCTAAATACCGCATCTGGATCCTCGGATGCTCTCAACGCCCCGCCCCAAACTCGCGGTGTATTCGGTCAGGTGGTCGATATCGCCCAAAGAGGATCCGGGGTTGCCGGGCTGTTCAATCGTGGTAGTG